GAAACAATTTATAATGTCAAAAACACTACAAATCGTGGATGAGTTGTTAAGGCTCCAGCGCCGGAAGGGTCCGGCACCAGGTCTCGCTATCCTGCTGATTCCGAAGAGTGGTCCGTTAAAACGGATTTGCTCTTCGGAAGATGCAGTGGGAAAGAAAATCTTGAAGACTTTGCTTAAGTCGTCGAATGCTCAGGTTCTAGAGTGGTATAAAAACCACCCAGAGAAACGGGTAAACGATACGCTAGGCTTAGAAACATCTGGACTTTTTCTCACGGATAGAAAGACAAACCTTGTTGTGCATGAAGATGTGTTTCATGGTCTACATATTGTGAGAGGATTACTTGAAATCTTGCTCGACAATGATGATCGATTCAGTTTTCGCTTTGAATTAAGTGAAAAGGGTCTCGAGTCGTTGTTGAGTGGATTAATAGTGATCTTATCTTGGAAAATTGAACACTTTGTAAAAAAAGTGAAGCTCTTTTCTCAATTGTGGATCGCTCTCTATATGAAACAAGAAGAATTACCGTTGGGAGTGGAGGTACTAGGTGATGGGTTACTGTTTAGTGGGCCGGTTCGACGTTATATCCGAAACCGCCTGGCAAGGAAGAACAAGCGTAATTACTTGTTGTTCTACTCGATTCTACAGATTAAAAGGGCTGCGGCTGTGGTTCCAAAGGCATTTATCCAAAATGCTTTAGAAACTCACCGAAGTAGTCTTTCGAAAATAGAATCGTTTAGCTGGGCGGATCAGGTAGAGGTAGAACCGTATCTAACACGTATCTGGTCATCCTTAAAACCGGAAAAGGTCGCGAAATCTCAGTTGTATGAGATTTCTACATCTGCGTCTTTCAAATCTACTCGAAATGTAGGTGGAGCAAGACAGGAACTTAGAGAACTCATGTTATCTTCGGGTTTTTCTGGTCCGGATGAACTTCTTTCTATGAGAGAAGAACGTCCAGGTCAGGTCCGAGAGTACAGAGGGGTCTATTTTCCTAATCTTGCTACCTTAGTTCGAATGGCGAAAGAAGACACATCAGTTTCTACTACTGTTGTTCCGATTTTAGAACCACTTAAGGTTCGAATTATAACAAAGGGAAATGCATTGAAGAACTGGATTGCGAAGACTTGTCAAAAGTCGATGCATACTAGTCTCCGAAATACATTTCAGTTCTCTTTAATTGGTACTCCTTTATCGGAGCCTCTTTTAGATGAACTTCTCCTTCGTTC